TTTTCTTTTTTAATAAGATTAACCAAATCAAATCCAAACTCTGCGTGGATGTTTTCCTCCTTGGATGTTGCTTCTACAGCATTACTGATACCCTTTAAAACATTTTTGTGTTTGTTAAAAGACATAATCACTAAAAACTGTGAGAACAATGATACGTTCTCAACAAACATTGAGAACAAAACAACTGACTCAAAGTAATCCTGATTTTCAATCGACTTTACATTTGCGATTGTTTTTTCCAAATACTTAATTCTTCTACGGATTGCAGGAATCTCCAAAAGGTTTTCGAACTCACTATTCAAACCAAGTAGTTGAATAAGATGTGAATACGCATCCGCGTGTCTAACTTCTGATTCTGCGAAAGTCGCACCAACACTTCCGATCTCAGGTTTAGGCATCTTTTTGTAGATGTCCCCCCAAAATGTTTTGACAGCAATTTCAATCTGAGAAATTGCCAACATAGCTCTTTCAACCGCAGATTGTTCTTTTTCATTCAAATGGACTTTGAAGTCCTGAATATCAGAAGTGAAATTGAACTCTGTGTGTACCCAATATGAATGACGAATAGCATCAACATATTGAACTAACTCTGGATACTCATATGGTTTTAGATTAACTCTTTTTGAAAATAAGTTGGGACGGTGTTTAGATCGATAAATGATATACTCTTTAGCAACATCATTCAATCCATTGTCCATAAGTTTATTTTCGACCATATCATGAACTTCATCGACATGAGGAATACGATCCTTATCACCTCTAAAAAGACCCTTAGTTGCAAGACGCGCAATTTTTTCAGCCATCTCCATATCAACTTTGTCGATACTTTCCATTGCTTTAAGTACCGCTCTTTTGATCTTTTCAGATTCAAAAATAACTTTTTCCCCGGTTCGTTTGATCACGAAACGATTGTCAGTGATTGATAAATTCATAAGATTATCCATAGTTTTGTTTTATTATTTTGTTTATTTAAAATTTTCATGAGATTTAAAGATTAGACCCTTGTTCTCTCAACTTTCTCTTTTCGAGTAGTTCTTTCACACGATCTTTCTTCTTCTCTTCTTGTTGCTCCTCAAATCCAAGGAAAGTTACTGAAGACTCTGTATCAATAACTAAAAGTTCATTATCAAACTTACAGTTTTCAAAAACAATACCATCTTGACCTAGTCGAGACTTTGTAATCGCAATGGTTGCCAACTTCATTTCTTTTTGTTGAAGTGTCTTAGCAACCGATATGATTACGTGACCGACTTGAGCCTTTTTAATAGATCCACCCATTTGGTCAGTCGTCACAACTTCCGATGAAATTGAAGATCTGTTACCTTGAGTTGCAGTCCATCCAGCAATTCCAAGTTCGTGACACATAGCCTCGAAATGTCTCATTACAGAACCCTCAGCCTTCCACTCATCCGTCTTTACGTTTTCAGGAACAACACAGTCAATATAATCCAAAGTAATCATATCGATCTTGGTTCCATCAGCAATCATCTTCCGTACTTGGTTCTTGATTTGATTCATTGTAACCGTATCCGAAGGAAGTTTTTTCAAGATGAGCTTGTTAGGCATTGTGTTCTTAATTTCCTCCACTTTTGACATAACCTCATCTCTTCTATTTGAGAGATTGTCAGGCTCAATTCCTGTCCAAATGGTGAAATGTTTTCTTTGAATAATTTTTGGATTGTCTTCAAAGAAGATTTGAAGTACGTTGTATCCCATGTTGAATGCCGAGTTTGCAATCTTGGTCATTAGAGTAGTCTTACCAACCCCTGTGGGTGCCAAGATTACACCAATCTCACCTTTTGCTAATCCTCCCTTTAAGAGACGATCGATACCTGGAATACCCATCGGGATAGGATGTCTGAAATCGTCGTTAAGGACATCATCTAAACCCGAAAAAATCTCGATAATACCTGTCTCTCTTTCCCCAACTTGTAATGCCTCTCTTACCATACCTTCGACTTGATCGTAGGACTCAAAATCACCTTGATTGATGATTTTTTGTGCCTTGTCCATAGCCTTTTGGAGTTCCTGTTGCTTACAGAACTTAAGAGCTTTTTCCTGTACAAATGGAGAACCTTCGAATGGAGCGTCCTGTACTTGTTTGATTGTATCGACAACAATCTTTAACGCCAACTCTTGTGAGATTTCTGTCTTAGCAATTTGTTCTAAGGTCTCAAAGTTTGGTGAAGATTGATACTTCGAATGATACTCTCGTATCATTTGAACGATTAGTTTGAAGTATTTGTTGTCGAAATAACTTGCTTCTAAAACATCGATAATGGATTGTGCGAACTCTTTGTCTGTGATTAGCTGATTGATTAGTTGTAGTTGAAATGTATTTCCGAGATAGTCAAAATTCTTATTCATAGAGTCGCTTGTATATACTAAATATTACCGAGCTAACTGATATCCCAAGTAGTCCGTACTTAAATTTTCAGAACTGAAAATTTCTGTCAAACCTCTGAGAATTTCTTTCAGGTGGGGACGGACGTCAACGGTATATCTTACTTTGGGTGGAAACAATTTTGCGTCGATTACGCGGTGGAAAATCACCTCATCACCGACTTTAATGTACATATGAAACCACTCCGCATCGTCAGTATTTGATGTATTCAAGACTTCAGGATCTTCAATAATAGAATCCTGATTGTCCATCATATACATGACAGTTTTCATCTTGAGATCATCAGACAGAATCTGATCAATTTCACGTACAAGGTTAATAAGTTCAACAGATGCACGTGCTTGTGGATTATAGTTACGTACATTGTAGTAACGCTGAACAACAAAGTTATCATTCAGAGTCAAAAGAAACTCCATTTTTACTAAGGATTCTTCTTTCATAAAATTTAGATTTAGTTAGATTGTTTGAATTTTCGTTTTTCTTTACGTGACAGCTTCATGAACGGTTTTAGAAACTCAACAAAAGCATCATCATTTTTTGGTAGATATTTGAAGAAACCATCTTGTGTCATCATTGAAATAATATTTCGAGAACCTCGACCTTCGGGATCCAAGCTTTCAGAAAAATATAACTCAACTATGATTTTAGCCTCCTCACTTATCAGTGGATTTTTTAGATCCACAAGAGTTTTGTTAACAGTGTAGAACTCTTCACCCAACTCACCTCTTTTTGTGTTTCCATCGATGATATTTTTTAAAACTTTGTTTTTGTTTTCGTTAGCAATTAGTTCACGAGACTTAGTTAAAATATCATCAACAGAAAGTACGTTATCAAGTACCTCAGGAAAAAGTTTTACAAATGTTTTTTCTCCGAGCGATTTTATACCATCAATATTGTCGGATTTATCACCCATCAAAACTTTGGTAACCAACACATTTTCATGTGGAATTTCATATTCCCCAAATCGGACAAAGTCTCCTTTTTTGTAATAAAACTTTTTGATTGGCGAATAGATCTTCACATTATCTGAAATAAGTTGAAGTAGATCCTTATCTGATGAAAAAATAGTAACTTCTTCATCACCACAAATTTGACAGTAATATGCAATCAAATCATCAGATTCATTACCATCTACTTCAACTTGTCTGATAAAAGACTCTTCAAGATATTCCTTAACTCGGGATTTTTGCCAATAATATGACTCGAGCTTTTGCTCGTTCATATCATTACGGCGATTTAGTTTGTAAGCAGGATATATTTCACGTCGAACATTTGAGTTTCCTTTACCATCCCAAAAGACAATGATTTTGTCGTACTCGTTTTCGTCCAACTGCTTACGAAGGGTGTTGAGGAAGTGAAAAACACCTCCGATGTGGTTACCATCGACATATAGTTCTCGGACTCCGTGGAATCCGATTTTGAATAAATTATCTCCATCAATAAGAAGTGTTTTCACCTTTTAGAAGAATTTTAGTTTTCTTCTCTTTCTTCCTTCAACACAAAGTCACCATCTGAACCGATGATCTCTTTCCAATAGTCAGAATACTCTTTTTTGTAAGCTTCAATAGAAGCCTTTTCTTCAGTAGTATCCTTACCCGCCAAGAAACCATGAGGTGTGACAATAATCTTTCCGTCTTCATAACCTAATCCATTGATGTGGTTTTTCATGACAGAAATTTTGGTACGAGAAGCGAACTTCACAGTTCTCTTGTCTTTAGTTGCGGTAATCTTGGTGGTACCAGCACCTTTTTGATTACCAAATAAAAACACCAAAGATGAGTTCAACCAAACGGATTCACCACCCTTAGCTTTGATTTTGGGTTGTCCAAATGGATTGTCAGGGAGTTCTACCCATGGTTGGTTGACAATAATCAAGGTATTCTCAAAGTTAGAGTCCGCTTTACGTGAACCCGATATTCTTTGGTTGATACCCATACCAATCTTGTCGGATAAAACCGAAGCGTTGTGTTGTTTACCACCCTTACCTTCATAGGTCATCTTACAGGGTACAGACCCCACAGAATCCCACAGGAAACACAAACTGTAGTCGAGTTCACCCTTCTCTTGGGCGTCCAACAAATCGTTGATGTAATCAGTGATTTGTTCGATGTACTCGAAATTGTTGTTGAAGATAAAAAACCCGTCCCAATCAAGTTCACCCGTTTCTTGGTCAACAACTTCTTCACACTGAAGTCCCATAAGACGAGCATGTTCAAAACTCCACTTCTGTTCAGTGATAATGAACACCGGTAGAATTTCTTTCTTCTGAGCATCCACCGCAGTCTTAATCATTGCAGTTGTTTTTCCTGTGTCAGAGTGACCCAAGAACATATTGATGTGTCCAATAGCAGGACCAGGTAGACCCACAGCATCCAAAAACTCTTGACCACAATCGAAGAATCGTTGTGGTTTGTACTTAGCAGATGTTGAGAACTTCTTTTTGATCGATCCGAAGTCGTTTTGTTTTTTGATTGCCATACTTTAAAAAGATAAAAAAAAGATTGGACACAATACTTAAGAAAGTGTCCAATCTCAGATTAATTAAAACGGTAGATCTTCGTCAACCTCCGCGTTAGCTTGGGGGTCTGTGTAAGTCGAACTACTTGATGATGAACCACCATAAGATTCGGTAGACGTTTCATCATTACCGTAGACGTAACCACCCTTATCAGAGTCCCAACGTGGAACCTCACCACGAGCGATTGCTTCCAAATACTCAACGGGTTTCTTTGAGTATACATCCAACCAAGTCATCTCGTCATCAACCCACTCTTTCATAAGTTTTGCATCTTCATGAGTTGGGGTAGGGTCATCGTACATGATTGTAGACACCGTGGTGTACGCAGCACCCTTAGGGGTCTTCTGCTTTGTGAGTTCGATGATAAGGTCACGACCTTTGTCAGGATCTGTGATATCACCTTTGTTACGCCAAATAGGAATAATCTTGTCAAGGATACCTTCGTTTTTGTAGTTATGTTTGAAACGCCAAAACTTCACACCGTCTTCTTCACGGTCACGATCGATAACTTTAACGATGTAGAACTTACGAGATTTGTATTGTTTAGCAAGTTCTTTGTCGGATTCCTTACCTGTCAACATGAGCTCTTCATAAACCTCATTCAAGGGTGAACGCTCGTTGTCATTTTTTCCTGGATCGTAAAATTTCTGCCATTTACCACCCACTTGGATTTCGTGATACCAAGCTTCTTTGAAAGGAGAACTTCCGTCTTTAGTTGGAAGGATTCGAACACGTCGAGTGCCCGAGTTTGATTTGTCATCCAAGATAAGAGCGAAGTATTTCTTCATTCTTTCTTCAGAAGACATTTGACCTTGTCCCCCACCTGAGGAACGTTGTGCCTGTTCGTATTGTGCAAGTACTGCGTCTAATGAGCTCATAAAAAATAAATGTTAAGTTAAAAGTTGATACAAAAATAAGTCAGTTTTATTTAATAGTCAAATAAGAAATAAAAAAGGGTCGTGGAATCCCACAACCCTTAATATAGTAAAGTTTTAGTCAAAATCAAAATTTGTTTTTGTCGTCTGAAGGCATGAACGTCTTTTTGATTTCTGATGGGTTGATATCCTGTACCTCATCCGATGTTAAAACGTATTCATGTTTTCCAGACTTTTCCCAATCATCTTTCTTGTCTTCAAAAAAATCTGTAAGTTTCTGATTAAAAGGTCCTGAGTCTAAAGATCTAAGTTCAAGTTTTTCTTGTGGGGTCTTCTCTCTGTATTTTTCAATTTTGGTTTCGATTGAATTCAATCTATCAATAAGTTGGTCCATTTCCCCCAATTTCGATTCAAGGTTCTGAATATATCCGAATAAACTGTTAAAATATTCGTCTTGTTTCTTCTCCATTTTTTCTTGTGACTTAACTAAGTCAGTCACTTCAAGTTCTTCTTTTCCTTCTGCAGACTTACCTTCATCATCAATTTTCTCAACGTCTGCGTCAGCCTCTACGTCAATTTTTGCAGGAGGTCCTGCAGGTACTTCTTCAACAGCCGGAACTTCTGCCGCTGCGGGTGCTCCCACAGGAAGTTCAGGTACATCAAGAGCGGGAGCGCCAGCTTCCTGTTCTGTGATGTAACGATTGATTTTATGATGTCTTTCAATCTCTTTGAGAATTTTCTTGTCAATACTCATCTTATTATCCGTTTAAGAGTTGTTTAATTCCTTGTGGAGTCTCAACACGTACTTTTCTGTTTGCAGTGCTTTGGTGTCCGGCTCTCTCGATGAGTCCATCACGTTCTCTAACAACGTAACAATCTCCTGTGTCTAAATCACAAACTTCTTTGGTACCATCACCATTGTCTCTTTGTGAGATTCTGGTTTGTTTACCCAAGTATTGGTTTAACATATTATTTAAATCCATAATAGTTTTTTCTTAATAAATATACGATTACAATGAATTAATCGGAATATAGTATGTAAACTGATATGGAGTGGGGGTGTTAACAGTTACAACAAAAGTTATGGACGATTGAGGTGGAGTAACTATCAACGGTAAGGAAGTATTGTAACCACTCTGATTAGATGTAAATAATCCACCATTAGGACCTACCGTAAAGTTAGCAACTTGAATAAGTTGTGAACCATTTATTATCGTAACCGTTGCAGGGTAACTATTCTGTAATGATGAGGTGGTTACAACAAATGTACCTTCTAAGAATCCTTGAGTTGTTCCAAATGTACGATACTGAACCGTGAATGCCGCTCCATTGGTTTGACTAGCCAAAAGTAAGGTTTGTTTGTCAGTTGTGTTTGCCGGTCCTACACCACTTCTACTTGGAGTGGGAGTCGGTGTTGGAGGTAAGTTAGATTGACTTGATCCTGCAACGGTTCCACGTGTCGGAGTTGGGGTTGGGGTCGCACATGTTGGCGTTGCAGGTATATTACCCTGACTATTAACACTAGGTGTCAAAGTAGGTTGTGGTGGCGTCAAAGGTATGGTACTCTTAAGTGGGGGACTCATACCATCAAGACTAACTTTGGCTCTCCTTATTCTATCATTTGTTTGAATTGTGGTCGTCTGATTATTACCTCTCTTGTACGGGAACAACTGTAAATAATACGTCGATATAGACTTTTGTCTGATATTCGGTAATGCCGGTGATAGCCTGTCTCTCAAGAATAACAAATAGTCTTCTACAGTTAAGAAGGTGGCGTAGGGTAAAGAAAGACTTGCCCCACTTTCAGTTTTACCAATTTGGCAAGTATAAAATCTATTGAAGTATCTTGATAACTCACCATAGTCATATGTCAAAACAATCTGACCGTAGTTATTATTGTATGCAACAAAATTACCTTCTTTGAATGATGCAACGTAACTGAATATATACATCACATATTGAAGGTCAGTGTTTGAGGTTACTTTCTTAATAGCATTTAAAAACTCAAGTTCAGTAACTTTAGTTTGAACACCCGCAATAGATTCATAACCTAAGGTTTCTGTTGAATATGGTGCAACAACTTTAGACACACAAGCATTTTGTGCGGTAATAGTTGTAGTTCCTTGAGTTGTGTTTGCATTTGCACCTTGAGTGGTGGTAGATCTACCATCCTGTGTTGGATTATCCTTTCTTTGTGAAACAACTTTCAATATTTTCTGTAATAGATTTCTATTGATACTTTGAAGATACACGTCAATCACCGGTAGGTTGTAAACACTTTGACGTATTCCTTTGAACTTGGTTTGAAACTGACCCGGTTGAATTGAATGATCAACCTCAGTAATCATATACGAACCATTGAACATAGGAACGTGTCTCAAGTTGAAATACATTGTTGGTTGTATCAATGCATTACCAAATCCAACAACCTCACACTGATAACTCATATTTTTGTATATGTTATACAAAGATACGTTTTGTGTAGAAGTACTACGTCCTGTAGCACTATCAGACATCAAGTTAATATTTTGTATCGATTCTGAAGTTGCTTTACCCCCATCTTGACTGATGCTGAAAGAGTAGAACACATTCTGACTTCTTATACCAATATCAACGTTAAAACCAACAACTTTGTTACTCAAAACTTTATCTACGTCTTTATCATCGTATGAAAGTGGATTTGTTGGATCTCTTAAATCAAAAGCATCACTCCTGAATAAGTAATTTTTGTTGTCTTTAAGATCCAAGTAACTTGAAGGTCTATCTGTGTAAAAACATATCAACTTGGGACCTGCGTTTCTATAATCCAAAGTTAAGAATGTACCCCACATGTTATTTGCGAAATCTGTAACACTCTCCTCGGGACTTTGTACGTTAATATTTTGTTGGTTATAAAAATTCACGTAAGCCGGCATCGGCATCACGGAAAAATGATTTTGTGTCAGAATACCACTTACCAACAAAAAGACACTCATATTCTGATTCATTGTGTCAGGATCTATGATAGTCTGCATCTCAAAGATATCGATAATGACTTGGTCACCAATGTTTTTTGATGCTCTGTCCAAAAACATCATATCCTCAAATAAGGTTGTTTGAGTGTTATCATAACCAGCAATCCACTTATCGTTCAAAGCTTTAAACATTTCATAAACCTCAACCTTTGGTTGTTTACCATCCATTTGTGAGTTTATAACACCTTCAGGAACCTGAGATATGTTTGGTAAGTTTTTTTGGATAATACTTATAGTCCCATCAAGAGTTGTATTGTAAAAACTTTCATTATCGTTTAGGTATGCGGTTAGTTGCCCTGCAAAATCTTGAGCAGTAAGGTTTGGATTACTTAATTTTTCAGTAGCAAACTGTTTGATAAGTGGACTAAGTTGAAATACATTCTGTTGTGTAAATTCTATATTACTATCAACAAAAAAGTCAGTGATAAAAGACCCAGCATTTCCATAAGAAAGTTCTGGTATTGTCGAAAATCCAACATCTAATCTTAACTCATTCCACGCCGCCGTATTCGAAGCCACAGACTGTTGTAATGTTAGTGTTCCACCATTTGTTGGTAGAGTGTTTGTTTTGTAAGATGAAAACTGTATTGGATCCACAATTTGTTGCTGTCTTGTAACATAACTAATATATGAATCAACAACACGTCTCCTATACCCTGTTGGGTTACCCACTCTCAAAGCCACATCAAATTCCAAGAATCCTTGAAGTTGTGGAATCACATTTGAATATTGTGATTCAATAATTTTATTGAAGAAATCTTCTTGGTTAGCATAGATTGATGGGATTGGTACTGACATCAAACTTCTGAACAAGTTTTGGAAGTTTTTGTAAACTTCATTCAAGTCTTGTTGTTCTTGCGATACTAACTCACTTGTCGCAGTGATAATGAACGGATCCGTTTCAGTATTTATTGGTTTGTAGTTATTAAGAGCCTGAGAAAAATTCAAAAACTCTTTTTCCATCTTATCAAAAATCTCTCTTTCGAAAACTGTAAACATGTCATCGAACTTTGAGTAGTTTTGAGTTCTTAATAATCTGAACGCATCTACTTTACCAATACTTGGAATCAAGTTCATGTAAGCATCAACTTCAGGTCTAACAATGATATTATTGTTGAAGTATCCATAGTTAGGTGCCTTCCAAAAAGTTCTTACTGTTCCATTATATAATGATTGATTGAATGATAACTCTTGAGTTAACTGTCCTGTCGTGTTAAAACAAGCCTCATTCACTTCATTAAAGTTTGTTCCGAATGATGGTAAAACAAAGTAATTTACTCTCGGTGTTGAAACAGGGTCATTACAAACCAATTTACCCGGTTCAGAAGCCTCTATCAAAGAGGGTATTAAACATGAATAAGTTGTAATGTCTATTGTTCTAGCTTGACCGTCAGTGCTTGTTGTACTTTTGAATATGTTTGAATCACTCAGATTTTGTATCTTTAACCCTTTTGATATTGCCTGGTTTATTTCACCATCAGTGTATTGAGTAAAAACATCATAACCATTAAGAAAATAGTTAAAATCGTTTATTGTCTTGGGGTAGAAACCAACATCGAGAGTAGTTGTTTTTACACCATTCAAAACAAACTCATTTTGTAGTTGAATCTTACCGATAGTTAAATCATAAACTTTACCCACACTTGATCCATTTGGATCAAAGTTACCTGCAAAATTGTAGTTAGTCCAAACAGGTGAAAGGATATCAGTTTGTAGGTTCCCACTTTGTATAAAAGTTTTATAACGGTGCCAAATGGATCCATACTTTAAAACCCACGCATAGGGTACTTTATGAACCGCGCCAAATTTTCTAAAACTAGCAAAAATGTAATCAAGTTGAGATTCTGCATTATTGGCATCTGTGTTTAGGGTCTTATACCTTTCTCTGAAAGTGGACAAAGGTAAACTATTGATAAACAAATACGCTGCTTCGACATAAGGGTTTACACCACCACTTTTTTGTTTACCGACTCCCACCTGTATCGCATTTACCAAATAGGGTGTGTTTAACATTGAAGTAGTGACGTTATTTGGTAACTGAGCGCCATCCGTTGGTATAACCCCTTCTGTGGGTAAAAAGACATTTCTTTGGATGTAAAAATTATTGAATCCCACACTTGGTGAAGGTGATACAGGCTTTCTATAATCGAAACTTACAACTGGTCTTATCTGATTTTTATCACTTACATCTTCAAAATTTGTTATTAAATTTTTTGGTTTGTAGAATTTGTAAGTTTTTGTCGTGTTAAACGTTTGATTTATACTTGGTGTAAGTATGAAGTTATTTAGATTTGTTGTATTCCAAAAAAGATTTGTGTATGGATACGTGTCAGTTATAGTCGGTATGTTTGTTGATGTTTCGAATAACAATTGTTGAACAACATCAGCGTTGGGTAAATTAGAGAGGGTCGATCTATTAGTAGATGTAATAGTTTCTATAGGTAATATTGAAAAACTATCTTGAGTGAAATTTCTGATATATGGAGTTACAAATATATCACGAATAAACTCTTGATACGCCAATCCTGTACCTTCGTTAGAATATTGTCTTAAAACAGTTGGAAAAGTTGTAGAGTTTAACGGTGAGTTTTTCAAGTTATATGTTAGTTGTGGGTTACTTATACCCAAAGAACTTATAATATTATTACCTTCAGCATTTGCAATAGCTTCGATGATTGATGTTTTCACCGCCGAGTTTCCTATTCTACTAAAATTTGTATAATAAGAATAAAGGAACTGTCTTTCGTAAATTTCATAGAAAAACCTTAACTCTTCTTTGTTTACGTAAGATAGTGCAACCGCCGGAAACTGAATTGCATTTAGATTCAATCTTGTTGTTAAAGCCACCTCGTTGTCCTGTGGAGATGGTAATATAGGTGGTAATAATCTTTGTGCAGAACCTTTGAAATATTCTTCAACAAATTCTACTTCAGGCCATTTGTCATACAAATACCCCTTCGTCAAATCCACGATTGATGGATCACCAGGATACGCCAACTCATACTTTCCTTTTTTTGGATCTTCGTTTTC